AGATAATAAAAACATCCGATAATCGTTTGTCTGATGATAATTTTCATTATAAAGACTGGTCATTAGGCGTGTATGACAAAGCACGAAACACGCTCCAAGAACCTCAACTAGTTTATAAAAAAGAAAGTTATAAAAAAGATAGTCTTGAAATTTTTCTAAGAAAGATTGACACATACAAGCATTATAAAAAAGATTCATTTATAGATTTTACAGATATGATTGAGAGGTCAATTGATGAAGTAGACTTTCCTCCACTTGAAATTTTAATTTTAGATGAAGCTCAAGATTTTACACCTTTGCAATGGTCAGTGATTTATAAAATGGCAGACAATGTAAAAAAGATTTATTTAGCAGGTGATGATGACCAAGGTATATACAAATGGAATGGAGCAGACCCAAAATATTTTACTACATACTTTCCTGGTCGCAAAGTTATTTTAAGACAAACACGAAGGTTTGGTGAAGAGATTTATCGTTTTTCTCAAATCATCAGACGAGGAATTTTTGATAGTGTCGAGAAAGAATATGACTGCTTACCCAAAAAAGGTAGTGTAAAAAGATATCTTAATTTTAGCGAAATACCTTTTCATAGATTGGAAGGCACTTGGTATATTCTAGGTAGAATTCATTCGACTGTAAATGAATTAAGAATGTGTGCGAAAGATGTTGGTTTATATTTTTCTGATAATAAGGGTAATAAAAGTTTTGATGTGAAGCAGTGGGAAGCTATTAAAGCTTGGACAAGGATAACTAATAATAAAAAAATTAGTAGGAATAGTGCAGAAAATATGTATAAATACTTGAGAGAACTAAAGGATTTTAATTTTAGGACACAAAAATTTTGGCAAAACATACCTGAAACTCAAGTGTTCGATTTGAAAGATTTAAGAGAGTGGTGTGGATTAGACATGGATGATTCTTATTTAAAAAAAAATTGGTGGGAGGTTTTGAAAAGAAATTTTAAAGATAATCAGGTGAACTATTTTGTTCAATTGTTAAAAAATTATGGTCAAAAAATATTGTCAAATGAACCTAATATAATTATTGATACAATACACTCGGTTAAAGGTGGTGAAGCTAATAATGTTTTGATTTATTCAAAAACTAATTATGCATCGACCTATGATAAAAAAAGTAAAGAAGAAAAGTCAGATGAGAAAAGAGTTTATTATACAGCGGTCACAAGAGCTAAAGATACTTTGCATATTTTATCAACTGATTTTCGATTTAATTATCCCATCGGAAAAGATTATTTAATATATTTACAGGAGCAATAATGAAACCTTTTTTTCAAGAACTTCGAGTCGGTCAATTCTACAGTCCTGAATTACATGATGTAATTTTTAACCCTGAAACTGAATGGGTTAGCTACTTTAATTTTTTGGCATGTCCGATTGAAAAAGAAATTTTATTTAAAGACCATTTTTATAATTGGTTGTACAAGAGACATCCTTATAAAGCTGGTGTTTTAAAAATGGAACATCAGACTATGTATAATTGGCATAAAGATTCGAATAGAGGCACTACAGTAAACTGCCTGATTAATACACCTAATACTTCATACACTTTTTTTAGAAAAGAGTTTGACGTTAACCATCCTATTATTGAGCTACAATATTTTCCTGGTAGTAGGTTTTTACTTAACAACCAACAAGACCATATGGTTTTAAATTATAACGGAATTAGAATGGTTCTAACTATTGAATTTTTAGAGGATAAAAATGAATTACGCTTTGAAGATTTATTGGAGGAAATAGAAAAGGATTATTATGAAAAGTGATATTTCAAACATGCTGTCACGTTTTTTTAAGAAGTATAAACATCAACTTGATTCTGATGATGTAGACAAGTTTGGTAATTTATGGAAAAATTTTTACGATACAGTTGTTGAGGATGATGTTTGGAAAAAAGGTAGTAAGCATTACAAAAATTTTCTCATACAACCTGGTCAATTTATATTAGTAAATAATCTAAAATTTCCTGAGGGTAATGTTATTAAATATACATCAAGACATAATCAAGAGGGTGGTGGTGGAAAAAAAGATATTGAGAAAGCTATTCACTATTTAGAAATGATTAAAGAACGAGACTATGACTAGCCTACAACTTACATTTAATTTTAAAAAACATATTTGGTCAGCTCCAAGTGAGTATAAAGATTTATCTGACGCTAAAGAAATTGCGATAGACTTAGAGACCAAAGATGAGGGCATTAACAATGGACTTGGAGCGGGTTGGGCAACAAACCAAGGAGAGATAATTGGCTTTGCAATTGCTACTGAAGGGTGGCAGGGCTATTATCCTTTCGGCCATTTCGGTGGAGGTAATTTAATTAAAGAGCAAGTGTTGCGATATATGAATGATATTTGTGCATTGTCTTGCCGAAAAATTTTTCATAATGCTCAGTATGATGTCGGATGGCTCAACGCCTATGGTATCGAGGTTAAAGGAGAGATTGTCGATACTATGATTGCAGGAGCTTTGATTGATGAAAATAGATACACTTATAAATTAAACGCTTTGGCAAAAGATTACTTAGGAGAGTTAAAAGCAGAAACCGATTTAAATGAAGCAGCTCAGGCTCATGGTGTTGACCCTAAAGCCGAGATGTGGATGTTGCCAGCAGAACATGTTGGATACTACGCTGAACAAGATGCACGGCTCACGTACCTTTTATGGCAGAGATTTAAACATGAAATACACTCACAAAGTTTAGAAACTGTTTGGAACCTCGAAAGACGTTTGTTGCCAATATTAATTAAGATGAGAAAAAAAGGTATTCGAGTTGATGTTGAAAAAGCATCTGCTTTACAAAAAAAGTTTATCGAAAAAGAAAAAGATACTTTACTTAAAATAAAAAAACTTGTTGGAAAAGATATAGATATTTGGGCAGCAAGACAAATTGCTTTTGGTTTTGATAAATTAGGTATTACATATCCTAAAACAGCTAAAAGTGGAGAACCAAGTTTTACACAAAATTGGTTAATAAATTCAGACCATGAAATTTCTAAATTAATTGTACGAGCCAGAGAGATAAATAAATTTCATAATACATTTTTAAATTCAATAATGAAGTTTGAACATAAAGGTAGAATACATGCCGAAATAAATCAATTACGTTCTGATACAGGAGGCACTGTTAGTGGAAGACTTAGTATGTCAAGTCCTAATTTGCAACAATTACCTGCACGAAATAAAGAGTTTGGACCTATTATTAGAGGACTTTTTCTCCCTGAAGAGAACTACCAATGGGGTTCTTTTGATTATTCTCAACAAGAACCTCGTTTGGTGGTGCATTATGCTTCAAGTATCGGTGAGGGTTATGAAGGGTCACAAGAACTTGTTGAGGCTTACACAAAAGCTGATGCCGAGTTCCATCAAACTGTAGCTGACTTAGTCGGTATAGATAGGAAACAAGCAAAAACGATTGGTCTCGGTTTAATGTATGGTATGGGAAAAAATAAATTAGCTAACATGTTGGGTTTAGGTTTTGATGAAGCTAGTGCACTCATTGCTAAGTTTAATCGCAAAGCACCTTTTGTAAAATTATTATCAGACTGATGTATGAAGAAAGCTAACAGTGAAGGAGTCATACGTACTAAACTAGGACGCAAATGTCGTTTTGATATGTGGGAGACAAAAGATTTTGGTATTCACACTCCTGAGAAATTTGAAAATGCTTCAGCAAAATATGGTGCCAGCAACATAAAAAGAGCTTTTACATATAAAGCTTTAAATAGATTAATTCAGGGTTCAGGAGCTGACCAAACAAAAAAAGCTATTGTTGATTGTTATGAGCAAGGTGATTTGGCTCTTTTACAAATTCATGATGAATTATGTTTTAATGTTTCTTCTGAGGAGCATGCTCAAAAAATAAAGACAGTGATGGAGGATGGCGTGAAACTAAGAGTTCCAAGTGTAGTGGATGTTGCCTTAGGCAAAGACTTTGGTGAAGCGAGTTAGTATTTCGCTTTTGCTTCTCTTATATCGGCTAGTACCAAAGCTTGCTTGATAGCTTCAATTTTTTTCTCGATATCTTTCATCTCAATGGAGTAAACACCACTTTCAGTATACATGGCATTCCACTTAGATTCTAAAGACATCTTGGCATGTAATAATTCCGCTATTGCCATTTTCACTTCCTTTCATAATAAAGTATAAAAAAGATTATAAAAGATGTCAATTAGCTTGCACTATCACATTTAAACATATATATTTATAATTGATATTAATTTAAAATAAGGAAAAAAAATATGGATACTACAAAATGGCACACAGTTGCTATAAGAAAAGATTGTTATTACAAATTAAAAGGTTTATGCTCAGTAAAATATAGAAGACCTAATAACATGATTAGCAAAATGATTGATGAAACAATTCGTTATCAAGCAAAAAAAGAGGGCACAAGTTATGAAGCCTTTTCAGAACATCTTTTAGAAAAAGGAAAAAAATCTAATGCCAGAGACTAAACCTAGATGGGCACAATTTTTAGTTTACATTGATAATAAAAATTATGCTACAGGTTATAGAGACGATGAAGAGCCTCACGAAGATTATGAAAAAGGTATCTATGTTTCTATACCCACAAAAATTCCTGTAAGAACAGATACGACTTTTGAATATGGTGGTCATAAAATGAAAGCACTTGTAGTGACCAAATGTAATAATTTTGAAGACCATTTTAGAGTTTTTTGTAGGGAGATAAAATGAAATGGATTTTAATATTGTTTCTTTATAGCGGAGAAGAAATTGTTTATGGTGAGGTTCCAGCCTGTATTGTAGATGACATATGGGACAAAGTTGAAATGTATGAGCAAGAAAATGACATCGATATTCAAGGATGGGGATGTTATGACGAAAAAACTTTTATCATAAGACAAAACGCCAGAAAAAATTTAGGCATAGATGTTTAATTTTTTTATAGTGACATTTTGGTTCGAGTTGAACAATAAATTATACATGAAACATTTTTCCAATTTTAAATATAAAAATTGTGAGACAGCCATAACAAAAATTGTTAAAGATTTTGAAAAAAAAAATCCAAATAAAATAGTGAAAGCAGCTAAATGTAATGACCCTATTATTTGGTTTAAAAAATATAAACTTAATAAATGGGAACAAATAAAAGATAAGGAGTAAGGATGGAAACATTAATTGTAGGACTAATAATTAATATATACACTTGGAGTAATGCCGATTTTTTTGTACAAAGAAAAAATAATGAAAGAGAATACACCTGTGTATGGGTTGACAAAGGATGGTCGAAAGCAGACCCAAAAAATCCTGCGTTAACTTTACCTGGTGGTTATACAAAATATAAACAGCAATGTGTAACGAAAGAAAAAGAATGAAGTTAAAAGAAAAAGTTCTTATTTATGAAGTTTGTGAAGAATGTCACGGCAATGGTTATATCCGTCCTGACAGATTCAAAGATAAAGAAATAGATACGACTTATGTTTGTAATGCCTGTGGTGGCTCAGGTCACTCAGGAGCACGGACTCAATGACTTGCAGTGTATGTGGAGCTAAAACTAAAGTGTATTCCACTTTTGGAAAGTTAAAGTGTAAAACTTGCATTGAAAAATCTAAAACAGGTATAAAGGGTCATTCTGGAATGGTGTATAATAAAAATACATCTATTCCGTTAGGTTTATTTAATGACGGATTAAAATTAGAGCGTGTTAAAAAATCCAATGACTTATTTGTTAAATGGTACATAGAACATTATCCACAAAGTAAAGGAATTGTAGGAAGGCAAATTAATTATTTAATTTACAATGGACACTCTCCAATAGGCATTATTAGTGGAGCATCTCCACCCTTAAATTATTTATTATTTAGAAAATATTTTAAAGTTAAAGACGATTTAAATTTTTTGAATAATAATGTATTTAGAATTGTTGAAAAATTAAATGATAAAAATTTAGGAACTAAAATACTTAAATTATTTAGAAATAAAATTAATCAAGATTATTATGAAAAGTATAAAACTCATTTACTTGGTTTAATTACCTTTGTTGAACCACCAAGAACAGGTGCTGTTTACAAGGCTGATAATTGGAAACTTTTAGGAGAAACACAAGGTATAACAGTAAGAAGAAAAGGCGAGAATTGGTTAAAAAAAGAGTACCTTAAGGGAGCAAAAAAATTAATATTTGCGTATAAGTATAAATGAAAATAATAGAAGTCTTTAATGAAAAAACAGTATGTTGCAGGGGTGAAGACTCAGGAGGTCATCCTCTTATTTACTTGTCACTTGAAGGAGTTGACGAGGTTAGATGTCCTTATTGCAGTATTGTTTTTAAAAAAATCAAAAGACACTGACCTAGACACATGAACCACGAACCTTTATCCTATACAAATGGGAGAAAGCGTTTGGCTAATAAATACACACGAATACCTAACGAAAAACTGTTTGTCGAAAACTCAAGCTATAAAAATTATACGCATTTAAAGAATAGAATAATTCAGGAAAAGCTGATTCCTTACGAATGTCAGGTCTGTGGAAATAAAGGTGAATGGAATAAAAAAAATTTATCGCTTGTACTTGACCACATAAATGGGGTAAAAAAAGATAATAGGCTTGAAAATCTTCGATTTGTTTGTCCCAATTGCGATAGTCAACTGCCCACATTCAAATCGAAGAACATCAGATATCAACGAGACAATAATAATTTTAACTATAATTTAAACGGCTACGACCCCACAATCTATAAAAAAAAGTAAAGAGTGTGAATAGTAAGTAGTTTTTGACTGAGGTATACTATGGTTATGTCTAGTAATAAATTTCAATGGGAGAATCTTCTTGAGCATGAGGAGGTAGCCTTTCTGGTTGACCCGAATGGTATGTCACCTGACGAAAGGCATGAGTTAATCGAAAGTTTATATGTCGACTATCTAAAATTACGAGCTACAAAAAAAACAGATAAAAGCATTCTGGCTAATTATAAAAAGATTTTGAGGGAGTTAGTAAAAAATTTTGCTCACTAATGAGCTCATCTCCTTATCTGTATAAATTAATGGGACTTAGTTTTACTCGGTCCGTGGTCGATAAGAAACTGAATCCTGAACATAAATTGTGGCGTGCTGTCGTTATAAACGCTTTCGATGATACAATGATAACACTGTCCGATAGAAAATCATCAGTGCAAAAAATTGAAGCTCATAATTGGATTCTCCAAGAATCACGGGACTATAGAGAAGTTTGTGAATGGGCACTGCTGGACCCTGAAGAAATGAAAGAACATTACATTAGTGCTCTAAAACGTAAAGTTATTACCTTTACAAAAAAACAAGTGCGGTGGGCAGAATATAATCGAATCTATAAAGCTTTGTTTTGTGATATCAACGTTGACCAAAAAAAATTAATTAGAAGACGATTAGATGAACTTAGAAAAGAAATCCATAATACATCTACTTCTTATACCGATTCCATAATTCTTGAAGCTTTGTAGTTGTTCCCATGACCTTTAAATTTCTTATATGTGTGATTACCATCGCCAGGCAAAGTAAAAACATCGTAGTCAATTCCATCTCAATACACCACCATATCCAAATAACCTGAGAACCAAGACCCACGATTGGTGCATAATAGGAACCATTACCATAGACATAGATGCTAATGATAGCGGTACACGCTGCAAGGAACTCGAGCCAGTATAAATCCATAAATTAATCATACATGATTTTTGACAGTTTTCTATAATACACTTCCTTACAAAAAAAAATAAAAAAGTAAAAAGGTAAAATAGGACTATATTTTGGGAAAACTAGGAAAAATAGCAGAAAACAAGGAAAAAATACAAAAAGTTTTAGGAAAGTTTTAGGAAAAATTCCTAAAAAATAGGAAAAATTAAAATTTTTGAGGTGAAATATGCATTTTTTTTTATTTTTTTATATTTCTAAGTAAATATATAATAGAATTTTGGAAAAACTAATGATACTGTATTTGCAATATGGTTAATTTAAAAATGAAAAGATTTTATTATAGTCCCCTACCTGAAAATTTAAAAATTGATAAAAGTAAAATTGATGGTCATGGCATTTTTGCAAGAACAAATATAATGAAGGGTATTGATTTAGGTTCAACACACATTAAAGTTCCGATGATATTTGGTTATGTAAGAACACCTCTTGGAGGTTTTGTTAATCATAGTAAGTCAAACAATTGCAAATTATTTGTTAAAGAAAGTTGGGACGATTATATAATCTATAATTTATTAACAATTAAAAATATAAAAAAAAATCAAGAGATACTTTTGGATTACGATAATTAATGCCTAGAAAATCAAATCAATTAAAATCTACTACCGAATTGACAGTGCAACAAAGACAATTTGTTGATATTCTTGTTGAGAACTGGGGAAATATATCAAAAGCTGATGCAGCTTCAAAAGCTGGCTATACATCAGAAAGAGGTAAACCATATGAACAGGCTAGTAGATTGTTAAATCCTGACTTAAATCCTCATGTGT